AAGGATACAAGATATACAACTAAAATTAGATTATGGGTTCGTGCTGGTACAGATTTGAATGGTCATGAGAGACCAAATGATATTGATGAAAGTCTTAAATTAGAAATTACAAAAAGTACTGGAGTAAAGCGAGAAGTAGTCGTAGTTCCATCATTTCAGAACTCAGGATTGAGCGATGAAGCTTATGCACAAAAGTATGGCATATGGCATTTTGTAATTATCAATCTTGAGAATGATGAAAGAACATCTAATACAACTTTTAGATTAAAAGTCAAAGCTGGTTACCCACCAGAATATGTTGGTGGGGATACACTGTCTGCTTCATTTAATGCAAATGGTCACATCGTTGTTAATGGAGTTGGAAATGGTAGAGTTAAATTAAAATTTGAATGGAATGATAATCCAAATACTTATGGAAAAGCAGTTAATAGCATATCAGTTGGACAAGCTAACTTCTTCCAAACTAATGAGGAAAGAGGATATGCTGAAGCATGGATTAGTGTGTCTGGAGGGGCAACATATAACTCTGTAATTACAGGAAATGCTGGAGGATTTACCAGACAGAAGAGCAATCGTGAACTATGTTTTAAAGACCTCGATGGAAGCGATTGTAATGCATTATTGACAATTGTCGAAGTCGAGACAAGAGATTCTGCATCTCCATATACCACACAGTATCCTAATGGTGGTGAAATATACGGCATTTACCGCATTGATTTTGGTAGTGGTGCTGCAGGATTTGTTGGTGATGCTGGATATTACTGGGATGATAACCCAGCATGTTGGGCGATTAAACTTTACAATGGAAAAGATTTTGGAGACCCAGAATTAGCCTCTGGAAAACCAACTCAATTAGAAGTTCACTCCTACCATCCAGATAGATTGGCGACAAGAGCAGTCACCTATATGAATGGTGCTTGGAATAACATTTATGTGCCCACAGCAAATGGAGAACAAACTTTTACAAATACAGTTGCTGGGACAGTTTACTATCAAGATTTTACACTTGGAACTGGTGGATTAAAAATCAGAATGGCATTCAAGGCAAGATGTGGTGCTGGTTCTGATACTATACCTTGTGCTACTTCAGATATGAATTGTGATATGGCAGTTGTTCAGATTCTAGAACCTGGATATGGGTACTCTGTTGGAGATGAATTTGAATTAACATTTAACAATGGAAATAAGACTGGCTCCTTCAGTGATTTCTCTGTTATTATTGCTGCTGTAACAGACCAGGAGACTACTGGAGATTTGTTCTGGCACACAAGATTGGCGACAGGATTTGATAAGTATCCAGCTCCAGACAATACTGATGGTGTTACAGATTTTGATTTGTCATCTTGACATTGCATAAATTAGTGAGTATACTAGGTGCATGTTAAAACAGGATTATGAAAGTTAACAAAAAAGACCTTCCCGAATCAATTCAAGAAAAACTTGAGGACGATGTTGAATTGGAACTGGAGTTGAGTCCAGAAGCAATGGAACTTGCTCAACAAGACATCCGTATTCGTTCTGAAGCACGTCAAGGACGTGCAGATAGACTGCTTGAAGACACTAAGGAGGAGTTGGAATCTCTTACTGCGTTGATTGATAAAACTGAAAAGGGAGAAATCAATCAAGCAGAACTTCGTAGACAACTTAAAAAACAGAAGCGTTACTTTAGGTCCAGTCTCTTCAAGATTAGGCAGATGGATAAGAGGACAAATCGGTTGACATAATTCCGTAGGAAGTGTTAAAATACTATGGTCTTGCGCAAGACATTAACCTACGTTTTATAAATTGTATGAAATTCGCAATCGCTCTTGCTGCCCTTCCTTTTATGGCAGCTCCTGCCCTTGCTGGACCCTATGTGGAGTCCAAAACCACTACTGCCCTCTCTGATGGCAATTATAAGGGTGCTCAGACTGAGCTTCGTATCGGTTATGAGGATAAAGTTGCTAAGAACGTAACTGTTTTTGGCGAAATCGGTCCTGGTTATGAGTGGACCAAAGGCACCAAAACCACCACTGGTGAAACTGTTGCCGTTGGTGAAGTTGGTGTGAAAATCAAAGCAACCGATAAGGTTAGCGTGAATGCCAAAGTGACTGGTGAGTACGGTGGTACTACCGAAATCTTTGATATGGGTGGTGAACTGAAGGTTCGTTATTCCTTCTGATATATAATGTAGGGGGGCAACCCCCTTTTTGGAAAGGTGGTCGAGTGGTTGATGGCTCTGGTCTTGAAAACCAGCGATGTGAAAGCATCCGTGGGTTCGAATCCCACCCTTTCCGCCACGGGGATTAGCGCAGTTTGGTAGCGCATCTGCTTTGGGAGCAGAGGGTCGTAGGTTCAAATCCTACATCTCCGATTGAAAGAATTTTCTTTCATATACATAATAAGTCATTACTCTAATACCAATGAACCTCGTTCTTTACACACGTTCTCAATGCACATTTTGCGAGAAACTGAAAACTGTTCTCGTAACTAACAACATTGGATATACGGAATACAAGCTGGGTTCTCACTTTACAAGAGAACAGTTTCTTGCTGAGTTTGGAAAGAATGCAACTTTCCCTAGAGTTCTTCGTGACGGAAAACTTATTGGTGGATGTACCGAGACTCTTAATCTTCTTCTTGCAGAAGGGAAGGTCGGCAAGACCCGTATCTAATGTGACATAAATATTTGAAGTTAAATTTAGGAGAGAAGGTTTCCATATTATTGGTCAATAAGACAGGAGGGAAACCATGTTAGCAGTATTAACAACATTCGTCATCATCGGAGCATTTGTACTCGGTATCATTGCTTCTTGGTTAGTGAAGGGTTACGTTGAAGATTACATTGATAACCTTAGGTATGCTAAGGCAATCACACATCCAGAAATGCTGGATGAAGATGGCAATCTTCTTCATGATGACCTACTTTACATTCGAACTGACCCAGATTATTGGGTAGATGAAGACGAAGATGATGAATAATTTATGAGGTAAATTATGCCACGCTCACTTGATAACAGTACAACACAACCATTGGTTAGTGAAATCTTACAAAAGGTACATAATGCAAAAACTAAAGCAGAAAAGATTAGTATTCTGCAGAAGTATAATTCACAAGCATTGCGTACAGTTTTAATTTGGAATTATGATGAGAGCGTAGTCTCTATGATTCCAGAAGGCGAAGTTCCTTATACGCCAAATGAAGCGCCTGCGGGAACTGAGCACACATCTTTGCTCAAAGAAGCAAGTAAGCTCTATTACTTTGTAAAGGGTGGAGCAGATAGTCTTCCTTCGTTGAAGAGGGAAACTATGTTTATTCAACTTCTTGAAGGTCTGCATAAAACCGATGCTGAGGTCTGTATTCTCGCAAAGGATAAAAAACTGCAAGACAAGTATCGAATTACAAAAACAGTAGTCTCTGAAGCGTTTCCCCAAATTAAATGGGGAGGACGCAGTTGATGTTCACCCAGGAAGAAATTATCCGAGTACAAAATAGGTACGGCATCAGATTTATCAAGACTCAATGCAAACCATTTGAAGCAGAAGATAAATCTCTACCAAGAGATTCTTATCTCATTACATCTATTGACGATAATGGTTCTCCATGGTATGATATTGTTCAAGGACTTCGCTCGAATATCTTTGATGCATACCATGATACTTTCCCATATTGTATTACGAAAATGGTATGGACAGAAGGAACTACCAATCCAAAAACATGGCAACCAAACAAAAAATGACTATCTTTTTGCATGATAAAAATGAAGAGTTAGATGAACCTTCTGATGAAGAACTAAAAGAGATTCAGTTGGAACAATCTAAACAAGAAGTTCGTGAAGCAACAGCAAAAATTATTGCGTTTTTTCTCAAACCATTGCTTATCATGTGGTTGTGGAATATGATTCTTCCTGGTCTTTTTGGAATCGCTGCAATTGGATATTTTAAATCACTAGGTCTGTATACACTTGTAACTCTTTTGATTAAATGATGGAACCTGTAAAACTTATCTCAGCAACTGCTGATGCTGAAAAATTGATTGCATACATTGCTCGGGTAAGTAATCCTAAAAACCAAACTAATTCAGACTTTGAAGGTCTGCTTAAATATTGCATTAAACATGGTCACTGGAGTGTCTTTGAACAGGCACACATGACTCTTGAAATTAATACAACTCGTGCTATCGCAGCACAAATTCTTCGACATAGGTCGTTTACATTTCAAGAATTTTCTCAACGTTACGCAGATAAAAATCTTTTGGGAGAAGACATTCCCATTCCAGAACTACGTCGTCAAGATACTAAGAATCGTCAGAACTCGATTGATGACATCGATGCTATCACACGAGCAAGATTTGAAGCAAAGATTGAAGAGCATTTCTATGCTGCTCAACATCTTTACAATGAGCTACTTGATGCTGGCATTGCTAAAGAGTGTGCTAGAATGATTCTACCCCTTTCTGCACCCACTCGCATTTACATGACGGGTTCAGTAAGGTCGTGGATACATTACATCGAACTTCGCTCTGGACATGGAACACAATCAGAACACATGGCTATTGCAGAGGGTGCTCGCCGTATCTTTAATTGTACGTTCCCAACCATCTCTCGTGCATTGGGTTGGTCTTGTCCTAATGGCGACTGCGACTGCGAGAGTGTCCAACCATCATTGAGGATTGATTAATGTACGAAGAACTAAATTGCTTTGAAGAAGCACTCAAACACTTCGGTACTCGGGTTGAAATCATCACTGCTATGGAAGTATCTAAAAGAATTAGTCCCGAAGATGCGTATCAGTTAATCAAAGACGAACTAAAAGAAGTTAAACGGTGTCGTAAATTGTACAAAAAAGAGGAGTGTTAATTATGCCTACCTACCCAGTAATAAATAAGGTCACAGGAGAGAAAAAAGAACTCTCTATGACTATGAAAGAATACGAAACTTGGAAAGGAGAAAATCCTGACTGGGATAAGGATTGGATGGCAGGTGTTGGTGGGGTAACCTATGGCACTCCTAAACAATCTCAAGGATTCAAAGAAGTGATGAGCAAAGTTCAAAAAGAACATCCACGCGCAAACTTGAGTCGATTTACTTAATATGGCAAGAGCAAGAAAACGCAATCTTAATGCACCTCCCGTCCCACCTGGTATGTCAGCAAAACAAATTCGTAGAAAAAAACCAATTGATAGTTCGTACTTGGTTAATATCAATCCAGTAACTCCGAACCAAGAGGTTGTCTTCCAGCAGTATTCACTGGGACAGAATCTTTTGCTTCATGGTGCTGCAGGTACTGGTAAAACCTTCTGTGCATTGTATCTTGCATTGCGTGAGGTACTTGACGAATCCACACCTTATGATAAAATATACATTGTAAGGTCACTGGTGCCAACTCGCGAGATTGGTTTCCTTCCTGGAGACCACGAAGATAAATCTTCTCTTTATCAGATTCCCTATAAGAACATGGTTAAATACATGTTCTCTATGCCTGATGACAATTCATTTGAGATGCTTTATGACAACCTTCGGGCACAAGAAACTATTTCTTTTTGGTCTACTTCTTTTATCCGTGGAGTTACTCTTGACAATTGTATTGTCATTGTCGATGAGTTCAGCAATTTGAATTTCCATGAACTCGATTCTATGATTACTCGCATTGGCGAAGATTCTAAGATTCTGTTCTGTGGAGATATTACTCAGTCTGACTTAGTAAAAGAGAATGAAAGGAATGGTATTCATGACTTCATTCGAATTCTTCAAACGATGAAAGAATTTTCCTGTGTAGAATTTGGTATCGACGATATCGTTCGCTCAGGTCTTGTTCGTTCCTACCTTATTGCCAAATATAATCTGAATCTGTGATGTTTGATTTTGTAAGCGTACCCAACCTACCATTTGACCCTGAGGTTGTGGAAAAAAATG